TGACATAGCACCCGAAATGGAAGTTGATGTAGTTGATGATATTGAAATTGAAGAAGATTTATTTACTCCTAATGAAATTGGGGATGAAGCTATAGATCATGAATCAGCATCAGGTGCGTTTGAAGGTGTTGCTAAAAAATTAGCAAAAATTATTAAAGAAAATGACATCCTAAAAGAATTTACAGATAATGACTTTTCAGGTAATGCTCTAATAGCACAAACAAAACTACCTGAAAGAGATGAATTAGCAATATATGATGATTTTTTTCCTGAAGGGGTTGCAAGTAGAAGTAATGCAATAGCATCTTTACAAGCCCATGATAAAAGTGGAATTAAAGCAAGAATGGGTAGATATGCTCCAATGTTTGTTCATGTTCAATATCATGAATTTGAAGATGAAATGGCTGGAAGATATAGAGTTCATCAAACACAATATTACAATAGTAACTTTAAAGATAAAGATCCTAACTTTAATCCTGGAGTATCAAAACTTTCATTAATAAAGTTAGATCCATCTGGAGATAGAGATAAAGAAGTTGATATGGGAAGCATATTAGTCAAAACCGATGATTACATTAGAGACCTAAAAAATCTAAATATTACAAAGCGCCAATCTTAACATGACAAAAGCTGAATTAAGAGATAAAATAAGAACACTGGTTCCTTCAGCATATAAGGCTCAAATAAAGTCGGATGAAGCAGCAGTCGAATATGATGAATTAACTAAATTTCCTGAATTAAAGGCTATTATAGTTGATTTATTAACCTCAGATTTTGATTCATTCTTATCTTCAATTGATTGGGTTGCTCCAAAACCAACTACATTTAGAATTAATTTAAAGAATGATCAAGAATTTTACTTAATCTACTCTAGAAATAGTTGGATTGCTCAAGTGGAAGGAAAAAAATATTACTTATTAAACCTCCCAGAAGAAGAAAGAGCAACACTAGCCATAGCTCGTATTTTACGATATGGCCCTAAGGCAGGTGATACTGAAGAAGTAGATAGTGTCAATTCCGGAAGTGAAGATGTAGATGTAACTGTAGACGATACAACAGACATAGAAGTATAAAATAAAATAAAATAAAATTGGATTCACTTACAAAATATTTAAATAGGATTGCGTATAAATTTCCTAAAGGATATCCTGACATGAATAATGATCAGGATGTTTTGTTGTTGGAAACATTGTTAAGTGAAGTATTAGGTGAAAATTTTAGTTTAGAAGAAACTGCTCTTACCCCTTCAGAATTAAGTAAAGATGCTACTTTTGGTAGAGGCGATAAAAAACCAAGAATTGAAATTTTAATTGATTTAATCCAAAAAGGTGAAGAATTAGAATTAAATGATGGTTCTATGTTTATTGTTGATAACACAGAAGAAGTTCTATCTCAATTAAAAGATAAAACCCAAATTACTAATGCTATTAAATTAATAGATAAAGAGGGTAAACAAATTACTACTTCAAACCTTAAAAAAACTACATCTTTTGGTGGTGGTGGAGGAATGAGAGGTGGTTCTGATTTAACAGCTAAAGGAGAATCAGCTCAAGCTATAGTTAATGCTATTAGATACTCACTTTCAGGAGATATAACTAATGAGGATATAACAGACGAAGCTATTAATGATGTTAAAAACGAGGTTAAAGTTACAGATTTTGAAGGAGCTAAAGAATTATTAAAAGATAATCCTGGTTGGTTAACTTCAAGTGTAAGTATTGCTAATGCTCTTGCTTCAGAATACAGTGGTCCTTTTATTCAAAATAGAGGTTCAAATTGGGTTGAAAATTTAGAAAAATCAGTAAAACCACATCTTAAAAAAGCTGGTATAGGTAATATTAATAAATGGAGCCCTGCTGATATTTGGATGGTATCACCCGATGAAATGGGAATTAGTTGGCCTGATACTTTAGAAAAAATTAATTCTTTATTATTAAAAAAATATAATGAAGGAAAAATTATAGGAGTCTCACTTAAAAAAGCAGGAAAAAATTCTACACTAAAAGTATTTAATTCCCCTGAAGGGCCTACAGATACTTACAAATTTGAAGGTATTGATGTTAGTCCAACCCATGCTAAAGGATTTATTTTATTTGATGGGGGAAAGATGGAATTTAGAAACTTTAATGGTTTAAGTGGGTTCCAAGGAGAAATTATTGGTAAAAAAGCAGCTGCTGGTAAAGTAGGATATGGTATTGTGAGAAAAGCTTTAGCTGATAATGGGATTGAATTATCTTTACCATCTGACATAAAACAACAAGTTTTAGATGGTAGTGAAGAATTTAAATCAAACTTTAAAAAATTATGGTCTTCAACCCCCGGCTTAGAAGTAAGTGAATTTGAACAATATTATGATAATCCTAAAAAAACATTAAACCAAAACCTATCTTATAGAATATCAAAATATTTAGGTTTAGAAGTTGTGAATGCCATTAATAATTCAAAAAACCCAGATAAAATAATAGCTGATTTGCTTAATTATGCCTCTTCCCAAACTGGGGATAGTGCTATATTTGTTAAAGCATCTTAATATTTATAAAAAACCAAAACAATATGTGTAAATGCGGATGTAATACTTGCGAAACAAAATCAACGTTAATGCTCAACGAAAGTTTAGCTCCACGTGGTATACTGTCTGAGGGTTTAAAGCACCATATGGACGCTAATAAACCGCTAACAGACCACCTATATAGGGCTGGTTCGGATAGTTATTTCAACTTATGGGCTGAGGCTCGCTCTTTGTATTCTCGTAATATTTTAGAGATTACTCATGAAGATGATTTAGCTGTTTTAACAGAAACAGATTTAGGTCATTATGGTATGTTTGAAGGTAAAAAAGTGCCTTTAGATTTTCCCATTGAGTTAAATGAAGAAGCAAATGATAGTGATTTAGATAATGCTATTTATAGACTTGAAAATGTTTTAAAATATTTAGATATTGAATATAAAGAAACTAGAAGAGGTGAAAAATATGTTCAAATTCACTATATACCTGTAACAAAACCTCAAAGCCAAAATCCTGAATGGGTTAATGTACGATATAACAATGATGAAGATTTAGAAATAATTAAAAATCGTTTAGATTTATCAGTATTAGAACAAACTTATAGTGGTTTTAATAGAAACCCAGAGGACCCAGATTCTGAACCATTTCAACCAACAGGATCAGTAGCTGAATTTAGAGAAGATTTAAGAGCATTATTTGGTAAATTTAAGGGTGATTTAAAAAATCCAGAGTTTATAAAAGGAGTAGCTCAAATAATGGTTAATTGGAAGGCACTTTTAAGAAGTCAATTAGACGAAAATAAAAAAGTTTTATTAGGTGTTGTTGATGAAAATATGTTAACCGAAGCCGAAATAGACTACGAAAAAGAAAAGACTTGGGGGATACAAGATAAATTCCCTATTGAAGTAACTGTAAAAAAAGGATGGACAGGAAACTACTATACAATTGAACCTAAACCAATGGATGTCAGTTATGATACTTTTATAGATTTGGGTAGTGGTGGAAATGTAGATTACACATCTTACGATTATACCACGGGTGAAGCTCAATGGACTTCTGATTCATTAGAACAAATTAAACAATGGGAAGAAGATAACCGAGATAAAATTAAAGTAGTATATCCTAACAGTCTAAACGAAGCTAAAAAGAAAGCTAAAAACAACAATAAAAAATTAAACAAACCAACACGCGACTCTTCAGGAGGTAAAGCATATAAGGTTTATGTTAAAGATCCTAAAACCAAGAAAATTAAAACAGTTAGATTTGGTTCAGGTGGTTTAAGAGCTAAAATCAACGATAAAAAAGCACGTAATGCATTTGCGGCACGTCATAAATGTTCAACTAAAAAGGATAAAACAAAGGCCGGATATTGGAGTTGTAGATTACCCCGATATGCTAAATTGTTAGGTTTAAAATCAAATTTCGGAGGTTTCTGGTAATGGATATATTTAATGAAATATTATGGCCCCAATTCGTTCAACTGAATGAAGTACGTACTTTACCTCTTAATGAGCAGGTAAATAAATACAACCAGTATATAAATGAATTAGCATATAAGCGTCAATGTTACATCCAACAATTAAATTGGCTTGAGTGTAGTAAAGGAGGGAAAAAGAAAAAAACAATTCAAAACACAAATTTTCTATTACAAGAAGATGGATTTAATATATTACAAGAAGACGGAAGTAAAATTACAATAATATAATTATGGCAGATTTACCAATTTCAGGATTACCAACAGCAACATCATTACAAGGTGATGAAAATATAGTAGTTGTTCAAGGTGGAGTAACAAAACAAAGTACAGTACAAAACGTATTAAATTATATAACCCCATTCCAACTAACAGTAACAGCATCAACAACCGTTGATTTGTCAGATGCTACTTATGCAACTGCTGAATTGATTGAATTGTCCTGGAGTGGAGCAAATGGAACTATGGTTTTAAATTTACCACTTGCTGCTTCAAATGTAAACAGAGTAATGAGGTTTATATCTAATAATGGTTTTGGTCCTGGTGCTCAAAACGCAGACTTAACACCACAAGGAGGAGATACTTTAGATGGTTCTCCTAATAGATATAGAATCAATAAAGCATACGAAGGAATACAAGTATGGTCTAATGGTACAGAATGGTTCATTATCCAGAAGAAAGCTTAATGCAACCATACACTGACGTAGAAGTCACAGATGAGTATATTATCCGTGAATTTGGAGATAATATAGATCCAATTGAATTAATGTGGCATCGTGATGATGAAGATAGAGTAGTTGAAATTATAGGGGAAACTAACTGGCAAATACAATTAGATGACCAATTACCAACTTCCATGAATGTCCCAATATTTATACCAAAACACGAATGGCATCGTGTGGTAAAAGGAACAGGTAAACTCCAAATAAAAATACACAAATAATTCTTTTTATATATTTATAATAAAACAATAAAACAATGGCAACATATTTACAATTTGCAGGAAGGCATGAAAATGCAATAGTACCATCATTTCCTGGTCATAAAACTTTTGGCACATGGGACATAGGAGGTAGTGTTTATGAAGAAAGTCAAACCCTAGCAATCAACACCCCAGGTTACCCTGCCGCTGATGGTTTAAATTGTGGTGGGTGGATAAATGCTATCACTAACATAAGTAGAGGATTTGCAGCTTATACATCAGCAGCTGGAGCCCCTGCAGGACTTGCAAATCGTATTTCTATTGGGTGTCTTAATTTAGATGATTACACTGCCGCAAATGGTACAGATTGGAATCCTTATAAAGACCAACCTAACGGATTTTTTGCTTATAATGGAACAACAAGTTCAGCATACCCTGGAAATGCCGCAATAGATGGAGCTTATACTTTAATATTCCTATCAAACTTATACAGAGGTGAATCAAATATAGATACCACATTAAGGAGAGTTATTTATAAAGCATCAATTTCAACTCTAGGAGCAGTTGCTACTAGATTAATTAATACTGGGGGTTCAGGTGGGGGAATAGCAGCACCAGCACAATGGGCAGTTACTGCAGCATCAACAGATGAACAAGCTGTAGGATCTTTACTAGCATCCGGGTATGGAGTTTTACTAAATGGTGATTTGGTAAATGCTGTAACATTAGTTTAACACAAAAACATACAGACTGATTCATAGCCAGTCGATTTAAAATAAAATATAAGCATCTGTGGCGCTTCCAACTTGGAGGCGCCACTCTTAGTTCGTATATTAACATATAAATAAGTATACAATATGAGTAAAAATGTAGTAATGGTTGGAGCCGGAGTAGCAAATGTAAATGCTGCTACTAAGCTAATTGATAATGGGTTTGATGGTAAAATTACCATAATTGATATGGGTAAGGATCCATATTTAAGGCCATATGAAGAGGTAATGACAGGTTTCCTAGGAGCAGGAGGTTGGTCTGATGGTAAATTAACTTATCATACGGCTATTGGTGGTCAATTATCTAAATATTGTGGTGAAGAAAAAGCAATGGAATTATTTGACCAAGTAATTGATAATTTTAAACGTTTCCACCCTAAACCAGAAGAAGTACAATGTTCAAACCCTATTACAGAACCCGATTTTATTAAACCTTATTTTGGATTACGTTTATTTCCAGTATGGCACGTTGGTACAGATTATTTACACGAAATAGGTAAAAATTGGTATGACTTTTTAGTTGATGGTGGTGTTGAATTTATTTGGGAACATAAAGTTTATGACATTGATTTTGATAAACAAGAAGTATCATTAGCAAATCAAGATTTTGCAGGTGAAATTAAATATGATGAACTTATTTTTGGTGTAGGTAAATCCGGTATTGACTTTGGTAAAAAATTAGCTGAAAAATACGATTTACCAACTGAACCAAAACCAGTACAAATAGGTGTTAGATTTGAAGCACCACAAAAACATTTCCAAAAATTAATTGATGTATCTTATGATTTCAAATTATACAGAAAATTTGAAGATAAAGGAGTATCATTACGTTCTTTCTGTACAAACAACAATGCAGCATATGTTGCCGTTGAAGAAACGTATGGAGATCATTCGTACAACGGACACGCTAAAAAAGATGAAGCATTCCGAAATGATATGACCAATTTTGGTATATTAATGGAAGTACAAGGTATTGATAAACCATTTGATTGGTCAAGAGAGTTAGTATCTAAAGTAAATGCTCACGGAACAGGGTTATATTATAGCCCTTCTCGTAAACCATCAACAACATCAGAAGGTAAAAACGTAAGTGCACACCAAATAGATTGGATGGGGCTACAAACCGTATCTGAACACTTTCAAGGATATTTTGAATACATCTCAGACTTTATTAACGATATGAAAAAAGTATTTCCAACATTAGAAGATGATTGGGGTATTTATATACCTGAAGTAAAATATCTATCACCTGAGCCACTTGTCGATTACACTAACCTATCACTCACTAAGTACCCTAACGTACATTTTGTAGGCGATGCTTTATCAGCTAGAGGTATTACAGTATCAGGAGCACAAGGGACATATGTTGCAGAACATATTTTAAAACAAAACAAATAAGAATTGATAAAAAAATATTATGGGCGAAAAATTATACGAAGAAAAAGTAATTAAATATCAAGGTGCTAGACACTATTTAATTAAAATGCATGGTACTGAACATTTTAAACATCACAGATATGATGGTCCCGCTATAGTCCCGTTAACCAAAGATTCCAAATGGAAAAAATCATACTATCTAAGTGGAATGGAATACAATGCTGAAGAATATTCTGAGTTAATGAGTGAAAGGGAAGGTTTACCTTGGTATAAACAATCAGCACCTAAAGGTTCAACTTATAGAAATTAATATGAGAGATCACACATTAGAGGCAATCCCCTATAAAGGAGAAATACATAAAAAAGCATGGGGGCATGAGTTATGGATTATTAATAATGAGTCATATTGTGGTAAGTTATTAGTATTTAAAGAAGGTAAATCATTTTCTATGCATTACCATCTGCTAAAAGATGAAGCATGGTATATTTCTAAAGGAAAGTTTTTATATACTTACATTGATACTGAAACAGCGGAACATATAAAATTAGAAGTAGCAGAAGGAGATTGCATCCATTTACTACCAGGACAACCACACCGTATGTTGGCTATTGAAGAAGGAAGTTGTATATTCGAAGTATCAACTCAACATTTTGATAGTGATAGTTATAGAGTACAAATGGGTTCATCACAATTAAACCCATTAGATTTACCATTTTAAAATAAATAAGTTATGAAAATAGGATTATGTGGGACAATGAGTGTAGGAAAAACCACACTCGTTAACGCCCTTAAAGAATTACCTGAATTTAAAAATTATACATCTAGGACTGAACGTTCTAAAGAATTAATGGCTCAAGGCATTCCATTAAACACGGATTCAACATTAAAGGGACAATGTGTATTTTTGGCTGAGCGCGCGGGTGAGTTGATGTTTGATAATATTATTACAGACAGAACTGTAGTTGATGTTTTGGCATTTGCTAACTGCTCGACTTCAATGAATATATATGAAAAAGAGGATTTTGAAGCGTTAGCGGCTCAGCTATTTAGGGAGTATGACTATATATTTTATGTATCGCCTAAAGGGGTTGAAATTGAGGATAATGGTATTCGTGAAACTGATGCCCAATATAGAAATACTATTGATTTTATGATAAGGGGAATGATTACTAAGTATGGTCATAGAATTAAAAACTACCACAAAATATCAGGATCTACCGAGGAACGTATAAAGCAAATGAAACAAGCAATTTTTTCATGATATTTATACCCAAAACAATATAACAATGAAAACATCTGAATTAAAAGAACTTCTCCGAAATGAAATTATCTCTGTATTATCTGAAGAAACCGCAGATGATATAAAAGGAAAAGCTGAAGCACAGGCTGATTTAAACAAGGAATTAGAAAAAACGGCAGACCTTATGAAAGAGGAAGATGAGGAAGAACCTTCATCTAAAGATATTAAATCCTCTAGTAAAGACTCAGTATCTAAAATAGCTAATAAACTCCAACAAACGGCTAAAGAGATGAAATCTGTAGTTAAAAAGTGGAAAGATGCTGAGGGTAGTGAAAAAGACAAACTTACATCACGATTAAGAGAACTTACTAAAATTAAAAAAGAACTTGAAGGACTTCTTTAAAAATATTCAAAATCTACTAATAGTAGTATTAGTTGTTGTTATACTGTTAATGCGTTCTTGTGGTAGAGGTAGTAATAATACTATCACTACCCCAAGTGAACCTACAACTATAACCAAAGTTGAAATCCGTTATGATACTATTCAGACGGTTGTAAATAATTACATCCCCAAATGGAGGGATAGAATAATAGTAAAAACAGATACAATATTAGCATCAATTGACACATTAGCAATTTTAAAAGATTATTATGCTAAATATGTTTATAGTGATACCTTAATGATAGATACTGTGGGTTACGCCATAATCAACGATACTATAACGCGTAACTCTATATTTTCACGGGACGTTACAACTAATATATTAATCCCGACTATAACGCAAACTAACACAGTATATATTAATAAAAGTGAATGGTATTGGGGTTTAAATTTAAACGGTAGGTCCAACCAAATTAATTATTTAGGTGGGGGGCTGTTATACAAATCTAAACGTAAAAATATATATGGTTTAGGGATAGGAGTTAATGAAAATTTCAAACCTATAATATCAGCTAGCTACTATATAAAACTTGGAAATTAATGGCTGAAGATTTTAAAAAAATAATTAGACAAGAATATTTGAAATGTGCTCAAGACCCTGTACATTTTATGAAAAAATATTGCTACATTCAACACCCTCAAAGGGGTAGAATACAGTTTAATCTATACCCCTTCCAAGAAAAAACACTTCACGTATTTAGAGATAATGATTATTCTATAATACTTAAATCCCGCCAGTTAGGCATATCAACTTTATCTGCAGGGTATTCTTTATGGTTAATGTTATTTCATAAGGATAAAAATGTACTGTGTATAGCAACGAAGCAAGAAACAGCTCGTAACATGGTTACAAAAGTTAAATTTATGTATGATAATCTTCCCTCATGGTTATCAATAAAAGCAGAAGAAAATAATAAATTATCACTTAGACTTAGTAATGGATCAATTATAAAAGCAACATCTGCTAGTAGCGATGCTGGTAGATCAGAAGCAGTTTCATTACTATTAATAGATGAAGCTGCCTTTATTGACCAGATTGGGGAAATATGGGCATCAGCACAACAAACTCTAGCAACCGGGGGAGGTGCCATAGTATTAAGTACACCTTACGGTACTGGTAACTGGTTTCATAAAACATGGGTAAATGCAGAATCACAAGAAAATCAATTTATCCCTATAAAACTTCCATGGTGGGTCCACCCTGAAAGAGACCAAACTTGGAGAGATTCTCAAGATGCCTTATTAGGTGATCCTAGATTAGCATCCCAAGAATGTGATTGTGATTTTAGCACATCAGGGGATACAGTATTCCACTCAGAGTGGATATCCTTTATTAACGAAACAACAGTTAAAGAACCTCTAGAAAGAAGAGGAGTTGATCAAAATTTGTGGATTTGGGAACCTGCAGACTATTCTAGAGAATATACAATCACAGCTGATGTAGCCCGAGGTGATGGGAAAGATTTCTCAGCATGCCATGTAATGGACATTGCTACAAATACACAAGTAGCTGAATACAAAGGACAAATGCCCCCTAAAGAATTTGGTTATTTCCTTACAGGTTTAGCTACAGAATATAATAATGCTATGTTAGTGGTGGAAAATGCTAATATAGGATGGGCAACTTTAGACGCAATACAGGAAAGAGGATATAGGAATTTATACCATTCCCCGAAATCAGACCAGATGACTGCTGAATCTTATCTTAAAGTATATGAAGGAAATTCTGAAATGGTGCCTGGGTTTACAATGTCAATGAGAACCAGACCCTTATGTATTAATAAAATGAGAGAGTTTATTGGTGACAAGTCCGTATCTATTCGTTCAAAGAGATTACTTGAAGAGATGAAAGTATTTATATGGCGTAATGGAAGACCAGAAGCCCAAAGTGGCTACAATGATGACTTGGTTATGTCATTTGGGATTGGTATGTTTCTAAGAGATACGTCGTTAAAATTCCAACAACAAGGTTTAGATATGGCTCGGGCAGCGTTAGGAGGCATTAAATCAAACAAATCCAGCTATAGTGGCGGGTATTCTAGCAATAGTGTGGGTAACCCGTACAATGTTGAAATTAATGGACAATCCCACGATATTAAGTGGTTATTATAATATTTATAAATAAATAAAAATGGCAGAAAAAGGTTTATTCCCCAGATTAAGAAGATTATTCTCTACGGATGTTATTATTCGTAATACAGGAGGTAATCAACTCAACGTTTTCGATGTAAATAAAATCCAACAATCTGGAGAAATCGAAACAAATTCACTAGTTGATAGATTTAACAGGATATACTCAAATTCCTCCACATCCTTATTAGGCGCACAGCAAAATTTAAATTACCAATATTTAAGGCCCCAACTATATTCAGAATATGATGCTATGGATACAGATGCTATCATTGCATCTGCTTTAGATATTATAGCTGATGAGTCAACCCTTAAAAATGATATGGGTGAAGTATTACAAATTAAATCACCAGATGAAGATATTCAAAAAATCCTATATAATTTATTTTACGATGTTTTAAACATTGAATTTAACCTTTGGCCATGGGTTAGAAATTTATGTAAATATGGTGATTTTTTCTTAAAACTAGAAATTGCCGAAAAGTTTGGAGTTTATAATGTTATTCCTTATACAGCATTCCATATTGAAAGATTAGAAGGATTTGATAAAGAAAACCCAAGCGAAATAAAATTTAGGTTTGACCCTGATGGAATTGCAGCTTCAGACTCAGGTTATTATAGTGTGCCTAATCAAGGTAACATTCCTAACTCTATTGTATTTGATAATTATGAAATGGCTCATTTCCGTCTATTAACGGATATGAATTTCTTACCATATGGTAGAAGTTATATAGAACCTGCTCGTAAATTATTTAAACAGTATGTTTTAATGGAAGATGCTATGCTGATTCATAGAATTGTCCGTGCCCCAGAAAAACGTATATTCTACATGAATGTTGGAGCAATACCCCCAAATGAAGTAGATGCATTTATGGAAAAAACATTAAGTAAATTAAAACGTACTCCTCATGTAGATGAAAAAACAGGTGAGTATAATTTAAGATACAATATGCAAAATTTACTAGAAGATTATTACATCCCAGTACGTGGTAATGATCAAGCCACTAAAATAGAAAGTGCTAACGGTTTACAGTGGGATGGTATTGAAGATGTTAACTATTTAAGAGATAAATTATTCGCAGCCCTTAAAGTACCAAAAGCTTTTATGGGGTATGATGAAAATACTGATGGTAAGGCTACACTAGCAGCACAAGATATTAGATTCGCACGTACAATTGAACGTATTCAAAGAATAGTAGTATCTGAATTATACAAAATAGCACTAGTTCACCTATATACCCAAGGTTATAGAGAAGAACAATTAGCTAATTTTGAGTTATCATTAACTACACCATCAATCATTTATGATCAAGAAAGGGTAGCATTGATGAAGGAAAAAATGGATTTAGCGGCCCAAATGACCGAAACTAACCTCTTCCCAACTGACTTTATATATGACCACCTCTTCCACTTAAGTGAAGACCAATACGATGACTTCAGAGATTTAATCAGGGAAGATGCAAAGCGTAAATTTAGAATAGATCAAATAGAAGCAGAAGGTAATGACCCCGTAGAAACTGGTAAATCATATGGTACACCTCATGATTTAGCCTCACTATATGGTAAGGGAAGAATGGAATCAGACCCTGGAAATGTTCCCAAACCAGAAACATACGATGAAAAAAATCCACTAGGTCGTCCAAAAGAAAAAGTATCAAAACGAAACACTCAAGATGATAATTTTGGCAAAGATCGTTTAGGCTCTCAAGGAATGAAAAAAGATTATAATGATACTAAAAAAAGTCCATTAACTTTAGAAAACAACTCCAGAGTACTACAACACAAATCCATGCTAGATAAAATCCCAGTAAACGGGAAAAAGTTAGTATTTGAACAAAATAGCGTTAACGAATCGCTGTTAGATGAAACAAATATCAAAGAGCAATAATTTTAGTATATTTATAAATAAATTAGTATTGATGTATATAAAACATTCAAAGTACAAAAACACAGGGATCTTATTTGAGGTCATAGTAAGAAAAATTACTTCAGATACCCTGTCTGGAAAAGATTCAGCAGCCGTCAATATTTTAAAAAAATATTTTGTTAATACTGAATTGGGGAAAGAATATAAACTTTACGAAACGGTGTTTAAGTCTAGAAGTTTGGATGAAAATAGGGCTAACGCAATACTTTCTACCGTACTAGAAACATCAAAAAAACTTAATAGAACTAGAATTAGGAAGGAAAAATATAATTTGATAAGTGAATTAAAAACTCATTATGACGTTGAAGGTTTATTTAAAACCAAATTAAAGGATTATAAGGCACAGGCTTCACTATATACTTTAGTTGAAACTTATAATACTGACAAATTAATCGATCCAAACCAAATAATTGATAATAAGGTAACATTATTAGAATTTTTAACATCAACCCAAATTGAAAGGGATGAAATTAAAAATAATGTAATAGAAGAATTTAAATCGTGTGATAAAGATCTACGTACTTTAACTTATTATGTTTTATTAGAAAAATTTAACAATAAATATTCTTCATTATCTTCAAGACAAAAACACATTCTTAAAGAATTTATTGAATCTGTAGACAATGCTCCCCAATTAAAGGAATTTTATAATAAAGAAATAGCTTTTATTGTTGAAAATGTTAAATTAGAAACTCAAAAGACAAAAAGTGAAGTAGTTAAAATTAAACTAAATGAAGTTTTAACATTAATTAAGGAATTAGATAAGAAAACTGTAATTAATAGTGACCATCTAGTTGACTTGTTACAATATCATTCATTATTACAAGAACTTAATGTGGCACATGGTTAAAGAAGAAGAAAAAAGAACACTAAGTCCCGAAGATGTAGATCAAGCCTTAATTAAAAGGCTAGAAGACAGATATGGCCCAGTACAAGATACTGATTTCTTTACACAAGATTTAAAAACATATTACAAAACAGATGATGTTAATAAAGAAACTGGAAGCATAAGCCATAAAGTTATCAATTTAGCTAGTTTTGGAGATTCTTTAAAAAAAATGTCTAATGCTACTAAAGCATTAAAACAATTGATGGGTACGGATGATGCTCGGGATGATGAAGATATTAGAAGAATATATGATGAATTAAAAGATGTGTTTAATAAATACAGAACCCATTTAAGAAAATTCTACCCTGAACAATATAGACAAGTAAAAAACACATTAGAAGAAATGTCAACTACAGGAGGTGGAGCTGGATCTGCAACATTCACACCGGGTACTGGGATGCAATATGCAACCCCATTTGCTTTTAAACTTTCTAAAAAGAAAAAAAAAGTAAAAGAAGGTATTGGAGCTAATTTAGGACCTGGCCCATCAGCTGGGGAGGATGGAGTTAGAAACAACACATACGTAAAACAATTTAAATATAAAATAGTACCAAAAAAAATTAAAAATTCTGGGTTAGAAGTTAAACAATTGTTTGAAGCTGAAAGTGCTGAAGAATTTCAAAATGGAAGAATTGCTTCATTTGATGTAATTGAACAAGAATTAAATGATATTTATAAAATGTTGAGCAACGCTAAAAATGAAACCTCAACTTACTATAATGATAACCCATCATCATATTCTGTAGTTAAACCTACAGATTTAGTTTTAGATTACATAAAAGATATAAAAGACTTATTAAAAGGAGAATAAATGAAAACATTACAAAACCAATACAACCTTATTAAAGAAGGTAAAGGAAATAAAGAAATTTTCCTTAAAGAAGCAAAAAGGAAATTCCCAAACCTAGTCCGCAATGCCGCTAGTTTTGAAGAAGCTACTTCTATTCTTAACAAGCGTTCAATTATATCTGAAGGTATGTGGGGCGTAGCTAACACATCCAACGAAACCCCAGATTGGTTTAAATTGTTTGATAAGAATATGGAATTGATTTCTATTGAGGAAGCTAAAGCCTTAGAGAAAAAAACAACAAAGGAAGTAACAGATCTACAAGCACCTACTAAGGGGTATGATTATAAAGACGATAAAAAACTTAACAATGTTTCTGGTGAGCAGTTCCGTCAAGGATATTTCACAGAACTTACTGATATAGATAATAAAGACAAATCTAAAGAAGAATTAATTGATTTAGTTATTAAAAATATTGATAAGAATCCCTTATATTATGTTGAGGAAGCTCAATTTGGAATTAAAGGGATAGGATATAGTGAAGACCAACCAGCTTTAGGTAAAGGCAAAATGGTCAAAAACCCAGGTGTAGGTGGGGGTTATGGAGAAGCCACTAAAAAAGATTTTCCAGAGGGTGAAGTAGGTACAGGTTATTTAACATTAAAAGAAAACAAAATGATATCATTAATAGACTTATTTGAAAGTACTCCTTTAGGGGAAAAAGAACCAAAGAAAAATGTCAAAAAGAAAGTAAAAAAAGAAACTACAGATTCTAAATTAGCTGAATTAGAGAAAAATGGAAAAATCGCTACTATGGAGCTACAAATTGAAGCTTTAGATGAAATAATTGAATCTAAAAATCAAAGAATTTCTATGGTAAGTGAAGATGAAAATTTATCTGAGTTGGTTGATAAAAAGAAAATGAAAGAGATGCAACGTGAAGTAAAAGTACTTGAAAAGCGTAAGGCACAGATGGAAAAAGTATATGAGAAAATGTGTGGTAAGGCATATAAAAGAATGGTTGATGAAGGTAGCAATGATAATAGCAATCTTGGAAGTAATGAAAACAGCAACGAAAATTCTAATGATAACCCCGAATCATATTCAGGGTTAAACAAATTCCAAGGATAAAATGAATAACCAATTACTAATAGAAACCCATATATTTACACCTAAGGGAGCTAGACTAACTGAAAGCAAATCAGATAGGGGTTTACCATTAGTAGAAGGTATTTTAGCAACAGCCGAAGTTAAAAACGGTAATGGTAGATATTATTCTAGAGAATTGTGGGAAAGAGAAATTAACAAATACCAAGTATTAGTTGATGAAAACCGAGCTATGGGTGAACTAGACCATCCAGAATCCTCTGTAATAAACCTTCAAAATGTTTCCCATAACATAGCAGATATGTGGTGGGATGGGGATAAAGTAATGGGTAAAATTGAAATTCTACCTACCCCAAACGGTAATATACTTAAAGCCTTAGTTGAAAGTGGAATCACAGTTGGTGTTTCTTCACGAGGTATGGGGTCACTTAAAGATGTAGGAGGTTTAATGGAAGTTCAAGATGATTTTGAATTGTTGTGTTGGGATTTTGTTTCAACACCTTCAAATCCTGATTCATTTATGCATTTAGTAAAAGAAAGTAAAGAATTTAAAGCACAAGATAAATATAAAAAAGTAAATGGGGTTTTAGGTGAGATATTATGTTCTCATGGATATTGCCCCGTAATATAACATTTACCGAGCCTGCTACCTTAGGCAATATTAAACCCGTAAGTATAGTTTAAAACCTACTTGCGGGTTTTTTTTTATTTTTTGTATTTTTCCATCCTTCCCATATACGTATCAACATAATATGTCATCTCTTATATGACATTTCACAAAATTAATCCCTATTACGTTTCTTGAATAAACGTAGTTTCCCAACAAAAAATTTAGGAAAAATGAACAGAACTTTTTTAAAAGAAGCAATCGCTGATGCTAAAGCAGTCAAAGAATCTGCAATAGCAAATGCTAAAGTCGCTCTCGAAGAAGCATTCTCCCCACAAGTCCAAGCTATGTTTTCTAGTAAAATAGAAGAAATGGAAAAAGACGAAGTAGAAGAAAGTAAGGACGAAGTAGATGAAGCAAAAGATGAAGCTAAAGTCGAAGAGAAAATGTCAAACCCAGTAATGCGTAAAGGTGATCACGGTGATAATAAAGCCGAAAGAGAAACTGAATACATGCGTGAAGAGGAAGATATGGACTTAGATGAAATTTTAGCAGAACTCGAAAAAGATGAACTAGAAGAAAATGCTCGTACAGACGCTGAAGAAGAAGGCTACAAGGACGGTATTAAGGACGAAAAAGAGGACTTGAAAGAGGACGAACGTACTGATGCTGAAGAAGAAGGCTATTTAGATGGTGAGGAAGATGAGAAAGAGGACGAAGAAGACAAAAATGAAGATGAAGATGAAGACATCGACATCGAAGATATGTCCGAAGACGACCTTAAGAAGTTTATCGAAGATGTAATTGAAGACATGGTTACAGCTGGTGAGTTAGAAGCTGGTGAAGGAATCGAAGTTGAAGACGAAGATGAAATCGAAGTTGAAGATGAAGATGAAATCGAAGTTGAAGACGAAGTAGAAGTAACAATGGATGAAAATGCACGTACAGATGCCGAGGAAGAAGGCTACAAGGATGGTATTAAAGATGAAAAAGAAGATTTAAAAGCAGATTTAAAAGAAGCAATGGATACAGTTGCAACTTTAAAATCAGAACTTAATGAAATTAACCTCTTAAACGCTAAACTTCTCTATGCAAACAAAGTGTTCCGCGGTAAAAACTTATCTGAAAACCATAAAGTTAAAGTATTAAGTGCTTTTGATAAAGCAGAAACTGTAAAAGAGGTAAAACTTGTATTTGAAACTATTAATAGTAGTGTTAAATCAAAAACAACAACTAACTCTATAAGCGAAGGCTTTAGAGCTAAAGGAAGTGCCTCAGCAGCTTCAAATATGTCAAACGTATCTAAGAAACAACCTATAGTTGAATCAGATGAAATGGTAAACAGATTTAAAAAATTAGCAGGTCTAATTTAAATCACAATTTAAAAATTAATAAAAATTAAAATTAAAAAAAAATGAGTCAATTAAATTCTCTATTAGAAAGCGCTAACCCGTACAAATCACTACAAGGTGATGCTGCGAGATTAGCAAACAAATGGGGCAAGACAGGATTGTTAGAAGGTATCGGAAACGACACTGAAAAAAACAATATGTCTATGATCCTAGAAAACCAAGCTAAACAACTTGTTGTTGAAACTTCAAACACAGGTGGACCTGTACCAGGAGCTGGTACATTTACAGCTGGAACAGGTGCTCAATGGGCAGGTGTTGCTCTACCATTGGTGAGAAAAGTATTTGGACAAATCGCAGCGAAAGAATTCGTTTCGGTTCAACCAATGAACTTACCTTCAGGTCTAGTATTTTATCTAGATTTCCAATATGGTAATGACAAAGAACCATTTGCTAAAAATTCATCCCTTTATGGTACAACAGGTGCTGATGGAACTGCTCCATTCGGTAACTCGACTGAAGGTGGTCTTTATGGTGCTGGTCGTTTCGGTTATTCAATTAACGACACACA